AACTACTCAGTTATCTAATGTATTTCCAACAGGTCAAGTTGCTACTACAAGCTTAAATGATGCTGGTATTATATTAAAATATTACCATAGATTAACACCAAAAACGAGTACGGGATATACAAGATTAACACCTAAAACAAGCACAGGATATACAAGAAAAACTCCTGCATAATTATGTTTGACTTGAAACTAAATAAACAATATAAACTAACAAACTAGGAGATTTTAACAATGACTTCAACTTATTCACCTCTCGGCGTAGAGTTAATGGTAACCGGCGAAAATGCTGGAACGTGGGGAACAAAAACTAATACTAATTTAAATATTGTAGAATTAATAGCTGGTGGTTATCTTGCTGTTGCAGTTAATGGAACAGGAAATACAAACATAGTAGTTTCAGATGGAGCAGCAACAGATGGAAATCAAGTTGCTCACAGAGTAATAGAATTAACAGGAACCATTACAGGAAATATAACTGTATCAATTCCTTTAGATGTAGAAAATTTTTATTTTGTTAAAAACACAACTACCGGTGGATACACAGTAGAGTTTCAATATGTTTCTGGTTCAGGAACAAGTGTTACATGGGGAACAACTGATAAAACTTGGAAAATATTGTCTGCAAAAGCAGATAATGTAACAAATCCAAATATTGTAGAAGTGGGATTAACAACAAGTCCAGCAGGTACAACAGGACAAGTTCAAGTTAATGATTCTGGGGCTTTTGGGGCTATTTCTGAAGGATCAGCAGGATATTTATTAACATCAACAGGCGCTGGATCAGCTCCTACATTTCAAGTTAATACAGGAATAACAACAGGAAAAGCTATTGCAATGGCAATGATTTTCGGATAAAAAACAACAAAGGAAATTAAATTATGGCAAACCCAAATATAGTAAACGTAGCAACAATTCTCGGTGGTAATGCCGGTTGGAATTTATCTGCAACTTTAGATGCAACTCTCTTAACCGTTACCGCTGAATATATTTTAAAAATTAACAGAATAGTATGTACAAATGTTGATGGTTCATCGGCATATGATTTAAATTTATTAGTTTCTGGTATGGGATCAGGCACAACAGGAATTACAACTACTGGTGCTGATTCTGATGTTTATTTAGCAAAAACAATTTCAGTCCCTGCTGACGCTTCGTTAGTAGTTTCAGATACGCCCATTTATTTAATGGAAGGCGATATCTTAAAAGGCGGTGGATCAACTGTCAATAAGTTAGACTTATTCATATCATATGAAACGTTAATCGACTAGGAGGTTTAAATTATGGCTGGCAATGGCGGAATAATTGGACCTGTTAATACGGTTTCAGCAATTTACAAAGATAAAATGACACTCATCACGGCGACGGGATGTTTTACTAAATCATCTACTAACCCTGCAGCACCCGGTTTAGCAACTGTATTAGTTGCAGCTGGAGGTGGTGGCGGCGGCTGGGACGCTGGTGGTGGCGGTGGAGCCGGTGGAATGATTATTAAACAATGTCATCCACTTCCCGCAAGTGCAGTTCCTGTAACTATTGGTGGTGGAGGATCAGGCGCAAACGCAAATAATGATAAAGGAGATAGTGGAGTTAATTCTGTTTTTGGTTCTGCATGTGCACCTATCACAGCAGCTGGCGGAGGTGGAGGTGGTTCAGAAAATAATGCACCTGCCCGATGCGGAATTGCTGGAGGTTCAGGTGGAGGTGGAATCCAAAGATGTGCTGGTCCATGTAGACCCGGAGGCGCAGGAAATACTCCTGCTATTCCTGCACCCTTAGGTGGTCCCCAAGGAAATCCTGGTGGTTCTACGTACACAGGTGGTGCGGGTGCTTCAGGTGGTGGTCATGGTGCAGCAGGAGAACCTATTCCTTCTCCTTATAGTCCATGTTGTACTGGTGGAGATGGTGGAGCTGGTACTGATGTGACACCTTTTTTTAGTGTTAGTGCCCCTACATTTACTTTTCCTTGTTCAGCTTGTGCTCCAAGAGGAGTTTTAGGAGGAGTAGGAATTTACGCTGGCGGTGGTGGTGGCGGTGGTGGAAATGATAATAGAACCGGAGGAACTGGAGGTGGAGGAAATCCAGCGCCAGGTCCTGAAGCAGCAAATAGACCCGGTAAAGCAAATACTGCCGGTGGTGGAGCTGGTGGAGGTAGTTCACCATATGTTGGTGGAGCAGGTGGTTCAGGTTTAGTAATTGTTGGAGAAAAATGTCAACAACCATGTGGAGCTAGCGCTCCAGGTGTTTGGTCAATGAACACTGTATATGAATATGTAAAAGACGGAAACTGGGTTTAAAAGTGGTTTATTGACACTGTAAATAATTTAGAATATATATATAATATTTAAGGAGTATAAATATGGCACATTTCGCAGAATTAGAATCAAAAGTAGATCCTACTGGATTTACATCAGATACACATTTAATTGTCAAAAGAGTTGTTGTTGTTGGCAACGATGTTGAAACAGCAGCAGGACCATTAGGAGTTAATGACATGCATGTTGATGGTGAAACATGGTGTAAAAACTTTTTCAAAGGTGGAACTTGGAAACAAACTTCTTATAATCACAATTTTAGAAAACACTACGCAGGCAGAGGTCATGTTTTTGATTCTGCAAAAGACAAATTTCTTTCACCTCAACCTTACGCATCATGGTTACTAGATGGAAATGATGACTGGGAAGCACCAGTTACTTATCCAACTGATACTACAGATAAGATAATATCTTGGGATGAAGATAATCAACAGTGGACTGCAACAGATCGTTCAGATCCAGTAAATAATTTTAATTGGGACGCCTCAGGCTTAACTTGGGTGTCCGCATAAGGAGACACAAAGTATGGCGAGCCCTTCAGCCTCATCAAACGGTGGTATAATCGGAGTAAGTAATAATACTTCTTTTGGTAAAGATAAAATTACATCTAAAACATCAACAGGAAGTTTAACTACAGGATCAGGAACTAGAGTAATTAATACTTTAATTGTTGGTGGTGGAGGTGGCGGTGGACAAAACGGTTATAATAGTGATGGTGGACGTACAAGAGGTGGTGGCGGTGGCGGTGGTTTTAGAGAACTTTTAAGTGTAGCTGTGTCTGGATCAACATCCTATACTGCAACAGTAGGAGGAGCAGGTGCCAAAGGAACTCCTAGTGCTGGAGGAACAGCGGGTGGAAATTCAAGTTTAGCTATAGGATGTACTACATACACTTCTACTGGTGGTGGAGGTGGACAAAGTAATACTCCTGGTGGCGGTGGAAATGTAGGTGGGTCTGCTTGTGGTGCTTGTGGTCCTTACGGAACAAGTGGAGGTACTGGTGGTTCAGGAGCTGGAGGAAGAGAACCTGCAAATAATGCAGGTAAAGGAAATAATCCACCAACAACTCCTTCTCAAGGTAACGATGGTGGAAATAATTTATATTCTGGTGGTGGCGGTGGAGGAGCTGGTAGTGTAGGAGGTAACGCACTTAAATCTCCTTGTGCTGGTGCCCCAGCGGGTTATGGAAATATAGGTGGAGTAGGTGGAACTGGAACTACATCTTGTATTACAGGAAGTCCAGTGGCTTATTCTGGTGGTGGCGGTGGAGGAGCAAATTCTGTTTGTGGTTCACCAAGTCCAGGAGGAGCAGCAAGTCCATGTGGAACAGGTGGAGCTGGTGGTGGAGGCCCCGGAGGTGCATGTGGATCAGTAGGAGCTACCAATAAAGGTGGTGGCGGTGGTGCTGGTAAATATGGTGGATGTGCTTTCAATGGTGGCTCAGGAGTAGTAGTCGTAAAAGAATTAAACAAAGCAAATGGTGTGTGGTCAATGCAATCACAATATCAAGCAAGAATAAATAATTCATGGCCCGATGGTTCTGTATTATTACCGGTGCCTGGTGTTGACTTTTTAGTTGTTGCTGGTGGTGGAGCTGGAAGATATACAGGTTATGCTGGTGGTGGAGGTGGTGCTGGAGGTTATAGAGCTTCTGGTTATGGTCCTTCTCCATTAAGAGCATCAGCCTTAACATTACTAACTAATTGTGCAATGACAATTACTGTCGGAGCTGGAGGATCTGCACCCCCGGCTGCATGTGGAGCAGCTGGAACTAAAGGAAGCGATTCAGTTTTAAATACATGTGGTGTTGAAGGAACTAGTATGATTACATCAACTGGTGGTGGTGCAGGAAATTATAGAACAACCGTTGTATATGCATGCAGTCCAGGAGGATCAGGTGGTGGAGGTGGTGGAGCATCTGAAGGAAATCCAGGTAATAGTGGTGGTGGAGGTAGTGGTAATACTCCACCCACAAGTCCATCACAAGGTAATGATGGTGGCGCAGGTATTGTTGGTGGTAACTCTCCTCCTAACTATGGAGGCGGTGGAGGTGGTGGTGCAACTGCCGCTGGAAGTAATGCTCCAGGTAGTGGTGGCGGACCAGGTGGAGCCGGTGCCCCTAATACAATTAATGCATGTGGAACACCTTTCTCAGTTACAACGTTTGCTGGTGGTGGAGGTGGAAGTGTTACAGGAAATAGTTTTAGTCCATCAAGTTTACCAGTTGGATCTGGAGGATCTGGTGGTGGTGGAGCTGGTGGTGGTCCCGCTGGAGAATTACCGGCTGCAGTTGATGGAACAGTGAACACTGGTGGTGGAGGTGGTGGATCATCTTCTGGTCCTGGACCTACTAATTGTTCAGGTGCTGGTGGATCTGGAGTTGTAATTGTTAGAACTCCATCGGCTTTTACATTAGCAGTAACCCCTGGTACAAATGCTACAGCAGCTCACCCAGGTGGTGATAAAATTGCTACATTTACAGTTTCTGGCACGTTGACAGTTACAAGTTGATCTAGATCAATTCTTTTTATTTCCCTTTACTTTATATTTAAAAAATATATAAATTGTCTTATAAAGACATATGAACCTAACTAACTATTATTGGTATTTTAAATCAGCAGTTCCTCACAGAATCTGTGATGATATTGTTCGTTATGGAAAATCATTACAAGATCAGTTAGCTACTACCGGTGGTTATGGAGATCCTAAAAAATTAAATCAAAAACAAATTAAAGATTTAAAAAAGAAAAGAAATTCAGATGTGGTGTGGATGAGTGATAGATGGATTTATAAAGAGATACAACCCTATGTTCATCAAGCTAATCGAGATGCAGGTTGGAATTATCAATGGGATTTTTCAGAAGCCTGTCAATTTACAAAATATAATAAAGGTCAATATTATGATTGGCATTGTGATGGTTGGGATAGACCTTATCAAAGACAACAAGGTGATCCATCACATGGTAAAATAAGAAAACTATCTGTTACAGTAACACTATCAGATCCAAAAGAATATAAAGGTGGGGAACTAGAATTTGATTTTAGAAACCTAGATCCTGATAAAAAACCTAACATACGGAAATGTAAAGAGATACTTCCTAAAGGATCCTTGGTGGTTTTTCCAGGGTTTGTTTGGCATAGAGTATGCCCGGTTAAAAAAGGATCTAGACATAGTTTGGTTATCTGGAATTTAGGGTATCCATTTAGATGAACCATATTGAAAAATATAAAATGCCTTATAATTTATGTGATAAGTTTATTGAGTATCATAAAACAAATACAGAATATAAAAATAAACAAGATGATTTAAGCCAACAAAGAATTTCTACAGATGTTTGTTTTTTTAATTTTTCACAAACAAAATTTATACAAGATTTTTTTAAAGTGCTTTCTACATGCGTTCAAGATTATATAAAAAAATATGGTATAAGAGAAGCTCTTAAAACTCATATATCAAATCATATTCAATATTATCAACCTGGAGAAGGTTTTGCTGGTCTACATTATGAAAGAGGAGAAGGTCATAGTTCAAACAGAGAACTAGTTTATATGCTTTATTGCAATACTTTAAAGAATGGTGGAACAAATTTTCCAAATCAAAAGAAAACTTTAAATGCTACAAAAGGAACCTTGTATATTTGGCCCGCAGCATTTACCCATTTACATAAAGGTGTAATATCAAATACCCAAGAAAAATATATAGTAACAGGATGGTTTGAATACTTAAATTAATTAAATGAAAAAGAAACAAAAAAAAGCAAGAAAAGTAAAGACTCAAAAAGAGTTTGATAAGATATCATGTGGAAGCACTAAAGCATTTCCTACACAATTAACTAGAGAAGATTTTTTTAAATGCCCTGTGTGGTTTGCAGATGAACCAGCTTTTGTTGATGATTTAAATAGATCTTCAGATAAATATATTGAAGAAGCTAAAAAGAATTTGAAAAAAGATATAGATGAAAGAAATAAAAAATTGGGTGACAAAGGAGATATGGGTCATGTATTTCATTCGACCACTTTAGTAGGGGATCCTAATTTTAATCAATTAACTACGTACATAGGTGCAACAGCTCATAATTTATTAGGAGAAATGGGTTTTGATTTAACTAACTTTCAAGTGTTTACCACAGAAATGTGGGTACAAGAATTTGCTAAGAATGGTGGAGGACACCATACCTTACATACCCATTGGAATGGTCATATATCTGGGTTTTATTTTTTAAAAGCTAGTGAAAAAACATCACGTCCTTTATTTGAAGACCCTAGAGCAGGGAATATGATGAATCTTTTACCAGAAAAAGATAAAACAAAAGTAACTTATGCAACTCCACAAATTAATTATGCTGTCAAACCGGGAAGAATGATTTTTTTTCCATCATATATGCCACATATGTATGCGGTTGATATGGGCTATGAACCATTTAGGTTTATACATTTTAACTGTCAAGCTATACCGAAAGGAGCTGTTCAATGGAACCCAAAATAATAAAAGATTTTTTAGAGCCAGAACAATTTGAAGACATTAAACAAATGTTTTATCTACCCACTTTTCCTTGGTATTTAAATAAAGTATTAAATGAAAATGAAGACAGACAATTTACACATTCTTTTTATTTAAGACAAAAAAGAAATTCAGAGTTTTTTCCTTTTCTTCGTCCTTTTTTAAAAAAATTAAATATGTTTATATTAGTAAAAGCTAAAGCTAATTTACTTTTAAAAACTCCCACAGTAGTAGAACATGGATTTCATAAAGACTTTGATCTACCTCATATACCTCTTTTAACTGCTGTATATTATGTTAATAATAATAATGGATATACAAAGTTGCAAAATGGGACTAAAATACTAAGCGAAGAAAATAGTATATCTATTTTTAATACCCAAAAATCTCATACTGGAAGCACGTGTACAGATAAAGAGCATCGTTTAGTATTAAATTTTAATTATATAGAAGGAGTAGAAGAAATAGAAGGAGTAAAAGATGACATTTAAAAAAAATAAATACACAGTATTAAAAGGAATTATTAGTAGAGAGATAGCAGATTTTGCTTATGCTTATTTTCTTAATAAAAGAAAGGTGGCTAGATTTTTA